GTATAGCTAAAACGTCAGAAGTAGCATCAAAAAAGATACTTACTTTCATTCCAGTACACTGCCACCAGATTTGTTGAATAGAAACTCCAGTACAAGTTGCTCCATCCGTGCCTTTTGATAATGCACTAACATCAACTTTAGTAACGGCACTCTCTCCAGTGCCATCACTGATATTAGTAAATTTCATCACGACTTCTTTGGGACCATCTAGGATTGTTTGACTTGCAACTGCATCAGCCATATTTTTCTCCTATTAATTAAGCTTCATACCCAAAAAGTTCTATGAGTAACTTTCCTGCTGTGTAATCGGCATTTGTTGTAGCACCAAGAGTTAGATATAAAAACTCATCTGCTGCTGGTACGGCTGAAAATATGACAACAGTACCTAGTGCAAGATCTCCTGAGTTTACTAGTAGAGTTTCTGTTAAATCAGAAATTGCTCCATCTTCAACACCAGTTCCCTCTGTAGCAGAGTGTACGTTGATATCTGGATCACCACCCGTAGGAGCTTCAAAACAAGTCATTCTACCCGCAAGTATTGTACCATTTCTAGCTGCCGTGATCTGTCCTATGTGACATACGTTAGATGTTCCATCTACACCGATAATATCACCATTTGCTGTTGATCTAAGACCTGTTAAATCAATAAGAATACTAGTCTTAATGATACCACCTTCTCTAATTACAGAGCTTCTGTAAATGGTTCCAGTTCCACCAGTAATACCAGTTCCGGCTTCAGTAGCCATTGTATTAGCATCTAAAGAAGTAAATCCCGCAGAGCTAATAGACATTTGTGTGGTTTCAGTACCCGTTGATGCTGCTGTAGCTATTGAACTATAACCACCTTCAGAACGTAAAGTACCTTTAAAAGTTGTATTTGCCATTTATTTTCTCCTGTCTTTAAACGTCAGTTACACAATGTAACTGTCAGGCATTAACAGTATAGGATAGTTTCTAAAAAAAAGAAAGGGGCGATTATTCGCCCCTTAAAGTTGGAGGCGATTACTCGCCCCTTGGAGTTGTAGGTAAAATATGAATTACTAATTATGCCCCAGGTGAACCGAAAACGCAACGAGGATCTGAAAAACCAAAAGAATATCTTTCTCTGGCTTTATATCTCATGTTTCCAGTATCAAAATCAGCTTCCATTTGTGTAGCTAATGGAACTCTCTCAAAATGTAAGAAACCTCTAGGAGTATCTGTCATAATGAAGAAAGCATCTGTGTCTGTTAAAAAGTCATTAACAGCATAGCCTTCTGGAAGCATTCCCATGGAACGTATAGCATTCACATCATTGTCTGCTGTTCCTGACCGTAGTGTGGAACTCATTAAT